AGACTTCTCTAAACCGGATACAGAAATCCACGGCTTGATTGCCACAGATATTCTGACCAAAGGTTTTGATGTACCCGATGTAATGATTGGCATATCAGCCCGCCCATTTAGTAAGTCTTTGTCTTCTCACATTCAGCAGATGGGTCGTGTGATGCGGGGCAATCAGGCAAACCCAGACGACAAGCCTTATGCCGTGTGGCTTGATCACTCAGGTAATTACCTCCGCTTTCGTGAGGACTGGGAAGATGTCTATGAGAACGGCGTCAACTCATTAGATGAAGGCAAAGAGAAGGCAAAGAAAGAACCAACAGAGAAGGAAAAGCAAGAGGCCAAGTGTCCCAAATGTCAGGCCTATATGCCTCGGCATGCAGAGTCTTGCTCCCATTGTGGGTACATCAAAGAGAAGAAGAGTACTTTGTCCGTGCTTCCAGGAGAAATGGAAGAGTTGGCCATGATGTCGCGCGCTAACAAGCAGGCTTGGTGGTCACAACTACAATGGTTTATAGCCAACGAAGGCAAGTCCCCAGGTTGGGCGGCGCATACTTACAAAGATAAGTTTGGGGTTTGGCCGGCTAATTTAAGTGATAACGTCAGCATGCCAACCATGGAAGTAACTAAGTTTGTGGAAGCAAAGAAGCGGGCTTACATTCGTGCGATCAAGAGAGGTAAGCGTTGATGGACTTCCTAAACTTTTGTGCAGCACACGGCATCCTCCTCGATCATTACCCGCCAGTCGGGGTGTGGAAAAGATATCCAACTCAAGACAAGCCACGCAAAAGAAATGGTGCGGTCAAGTTCATGGGTGACCATGGCTTTGTACAGAACCATGCCATTGATGTGGAAGTATCTGTATGGAAAAGTGATGGCAACAATATTGATTCAGAGAAGTTTGTAAAGCTTGCTCGCAAGGCAGATGATGATCGCCTCCTCATGCAAAAAGATGCGGCTAACAAGGCGGCAGGTATGCTCAAGCAGTCCGGCTATGGGCGCCATCCATATCTAAAGGCCAAGGGTTTCGAGGAAGAGGAAGGTAATATCTATGTCCTTGATGGCCTCCACTATTTACTAATTCCAATGCGTGTTGAGGGTAGATTGGTAGGCTGTCAGGTCATCGATGAGGCCGGCGGAAAGAAGTTTTTGTTCGGGCAGCGCACATCAAATGCAGAGTTTTGCTTCGATAACAAGGGCTTGCACATTCTGTGCGAGGGCTATGCTACGGCCTTATCTATTCGCCATGTCCTAAAGTCCTACAAACGCAGGTACAACATCCACGTCTGCTTCAGTGCGGGTAATTTGAAGAAGGTCGCCTCCACACTGGAGAGTGGGTTCGTTGTGGCGGACAATGATGAGAGCGGGACTGGGGAGAAAGTAGCCAAAGAAATTGGTTGGCCTTACTGGATGAGTGATGTCGTTGGTGAGGACTTTAACGATACTCATCTGAGAGTGGGACTGTTCCGAGCGGGACAGTCCCTGATCAAGGCAATGGGCACTAGCGTATCTTTGCTTCGATGATGTGCCAGTTGCGAAGCCCCCACTCTTTTGCTTCAGCTTCGGCTTTTTCTCGGGTGGAGTAGGCGGCTATTACGTCGACCTCCTCCATCAGAATGTAAACGTATTGTGTCATGCCGCCTCCTCTAGTAACTGTAATTGCCCGATCTTATTGAATGCATTTTCCAGGATGTGCTTGCCAACATGGGGGTTCACACAATTGCGTAAGGCCTGCCGCTTGTTGCGTATCTTGCTTTTTGCGACCTCCTCATATCCGGCAAAGTCGGAGATCTTATTCTTATTCCTGATGTCAGACTTCTCAAAATCTTTGGGTGGCACGTGGAAGTTTGACCAAAACAAATGGCGTTGCATCTCAAAGCTTGGCTTGATCAACGGCTCATAGTACGGCACCACATTTTCCACAATCCACTTGCCGTTTGCGTAGTGCTGCAGGAATATGATTTGTGAGTACAGGCTCATGTCCGGCATGACTGGCGCAAAACCTTTACCCCTCACACCCACATTGTGGCGGTATTGCCCATGACTTGGGCATGGTGGGCTTGCCCATATGAAATCAAAGTCAGCATAGTGCGCCTCCAAATACTGGACGGCATCCCCAACAATGACCTCATCATTTGGATAGCGCGCGGCGTAGACCTTGGCTATCTCAGGACAGAATTCCACGGCAGTTACTTGGTGATCGCCTCCCCATAAGGTGCGGTTACCACCAATGCCGGCGTACAGGTTTAGTATCTTCATGCTAAGCCTCCCCATTGGTTCACCATTGCATCGGCAATGCCTTGGTATGTTGCACTTCTAATCTTCCATCGATCTGCACTGGGCGGCAGACTGTCATGGCCGTAGTTGTCGCATTGGTTTGCCCATCTATTGGCTTTCTTACCACTGGGTGTGGTCACAATGCGTGGCTCAATAAACTTGGTGGGTTGTAATGGCGGCAGGTTTTTTAGCCAGAGACAGGTTTGCTTGCTCGCATCATGTCCATATTGGTAGGGCTGAATGATTTGGTTTGGCTTGCGTATGCGGGTGGATATCACGCCGATTGGATTCTCAAGGCAGATCTTTGGAATGTTGGCGCCGAGCAAAGCCTCCACAAATTTAAGTGCCTCCTCGGTTTGGGCGGCTCTCTCGGGTCGTTTGTTGTTCCAATGAATGCCTGACACGCACAGGTAAGTGCATGGTGGATGGGCAATCAAAAGATCCCAGTCTTGCGCCAGGATTTCCATCACATCCCCTTGAAAATGCTTTCCCTGCGGGGATTCGGACGGCAGTAGATCGCAGGATGTGGCATCGTGTCCGGCCTTGGCAAAGGCATCACGTACCACACCTGAGTACTCACAGGCGACTAGCACCTTCATAATGTAGTTTCCTGATTCCAGTGGATCTCTTGCTCAATATACTGCTTGAACACCGCCTCCATTGCCTCCTGTCGGATGCCTGTAAAGTACAGTCCGGCAAAGTCGCCGGTTTCCACACCCAGTTTGTCTTGGATGTGTGCGACCGCTACATTCAAAGCTTCGGTCGCCAGTTCGGCAATCCCCTCTTCGGTATATTGGTGCCATGGTTTCATTGCGCTTCTCCCAAATTAAGGTGAACCCACTCGTCCATGTCGCCATCGACATAATAGATTTCGTGGATCTCATGGTCATTCCAACTGTAGACTTCGAGTTCTTGGTTGCACTCTTGTAAATAAGCTATTAGTTCTTTGACTTTCATTTTTGCTTCTCCTTATATAAAACTTATTTGTTTTCAAAATAATCTTCGATATCAAAAACATCAACATAAGAATCATTTGGTTTATTTTTGAGATCGTGTTCTTCGAAGTATTTAAGCATTGCCGATTCAATATCTTTTCTGCTTGCATCGTCAGCTACTGTGACTGTGACTTCGTGGTGAATACTGTAGACAACTGTTCCTGTATAGCTTTTCATTTTGTTCCCTTTGCATAGTCAACGGCAAACTTCCACACGCACCATGCATCCATGATGGTGGAGTAAGTTCCTAGGCTCCACTTTTCTGTGAATGCATCGCCATCGCTAGGCGCATCTTCAGCAAAGAAAGCTAGCACTTCCTCGTCCGTTGCACTGGCGACCGATGTCGCATAAGCCTCCATGAATGCCGCTTCTTCGGGTGTTGGTTGGTAGGTGTCATCTACATCAAGCCGCATGATGCGGTAATTCTTGTGGGCTTCAATGACTTCAAATCTAATTCCGGCCTTGTCTAAAAGCCCAAACATTTCTTGTGGTTTTAGCATGTCATTTCTCCTCAGTGGTTGGTTTGGTTGCAAATTCAAAGTGAATTTTTGTGTTGTAAATAACTTCTATGAGGTCAGCTGCAGGGTAGTTTTCTACCAATTCCCATGGAATAACTGACTCGTCATCGTCACGGATTAAGTCCATGATCACATCAAAAGATGTATCGCTTGGGTATTCTGAAAGCCACTCGTTGATGGCGAATCGTTCTGCTTTATTCATGTCAGCCTCCAAATGTCATGGGTGAATGTTTGAATCCGGCTTTTAAAAAGTAAGCCTCCATGTCGGACTGGTCTTCGTTAAAGGTGTCCGTCTCTTCGTCATACAGGTTTTGTAGGAACTGAACTTTGTCGTCTGTAAAGTCCACCCCTTTCTTGTAATGACCTGCGTATTGCATGCCCTGCTCTACGTAGGTGGCTTCGACCTTAAAGCCCTCCTCCTCCAGTGCTTTATAGATCTGAATCGGGGGTGCCCATGCGGTTTCAAAGTACAGGGTTGCGGTATTCTTTTTGCGGGTTGCTGACAGAATGGTTGCGTCCCATTTTGTGCCCCAGTTTTTTATGCGCCAGTCATACCATCCGTTGCCTTCGAGCAGGTCTAGGGGTGTGGGTTTGATCATGTCGAAAATTACGGCCTTGTCGCTACTGTCGAATTGCTTTTCCAATTCGTCCAAAAGCTTCCGGTTGTTGTCGGTTGTTGCAGTTAATTTGAGGGAGTTTGAGCACCAGTTTGGCATGATAGTTTTCCTTTTACCAGTTTGCGTATTTTTTGAAAGCCCGCACATAAGCGGCACGATTTTTAAATGAGCCCACCTGTCTACAGTGGTCTAAGAATTCGTCAGCCATAAAATGACCTTGTGCAAGTTCATCATGTGACTTGGGTAGTTCGTTGTAGGTTTCGCCGTTGTAGTGTGGGGCTAGGACAAATTTAACCTTCTCCCATATCCACGTGCCATCGGGCGTTTCTTTCACGTCCTCCCCATCTACCCTGCAATAGCCGTCATAAGATCCTTTGATGATCCGACCATCGGGTGTAAGGGCGACCACCTCACTAAATTCGGGATGTCCCTTGTATTGATTTAAAACCGGTAGGTTTGTCTTGGCACAACATTTTGAAGTAAAGCCCATTATTTTGCTCCTTTGATGTAAATGGATAAAGCTTCGGAAAAGGGTAAGAGATTGAGAATTGTTTTAGTCTTGAGTACTTCGTGCAGATTAGGCCGGCACAATTGCTTGGCTAAGTCTGCCGCCGCCATCGGTTTGGTTTCGTAGACTGAGCCGTCTTCACCAACAAATAGAATGCGCCTCCTCATGCCTGACTTTAAGTCTTTGGCTTGTATTGCTTCGGTTACTAATTCGCTAATGATTGTGTCGGCATCGGGCGTAATGGTTAAAGCCTCCCCATTAAAATCCCACTGCTCAGGTGGTAACTTATCCGCCTCCGCCTTTAGTAGTTGGTATAGTGTGTTTGGGTGGTATGAATGACAACCTCCGCATCCTTGGTTTGATACAGTGCCGGCTTTCTTTCCGTCAATGTATACGCTAGCCTCAAAGCAGTAGGTTTCCTGACTGGCAAAATCGGAATGCTTAAGATTTTTCAATTCTATTTTTGCGCCTCCTCCTGTGGTGGTGGTTTGGTTTGTTGCAGTTTCGAGCATGGTTTTTCCCTTTGTGAGTTAATAAAGTTTTTGAATTGTCGGGGCACCATGTGCCCCTGTCAGTCACTTATGCGACAAGCGGGCTTCGTGCCGGCCTTGTTCAATTAAACGGCGGGCTTCTGACCGGTCGTCTATTGTTTCCGTCTCTAGCATGGCTCGCAAGTTTTCGGCGGGGGTTGTCCCCCTCTCGAATTTATAGCCGGCTTTGATGTAATCGTTTTCAGTGTATTTCATGGAATTAGGACGTCAAAATAATGGAGGGCTCCGGCGGTCAATGCGCCGGCGATGAGTAAAACAGTAAGAAAATCAAGGGCGGCTTGCGCCCTCCGAATAGTTCTTTCGTTGCGGGTTTTTGTGTGTTTTTTCATGGGCTAAAAACCTGGTTTTAAATCGTGCAGCACCCGCAACATGGGGCGTCTTCACACCGGCCTTTTGCGTTTCTGTAGAAGGTTTTATTTCCGAATCGGATCGAGTTCACTCGGGGCGTGTCGTCTTCGTTTGTAATGTAGGCGGTGCGGGTGTAGGTGTCGAAAATGATCTCGTCCCCTTTATTGATTCGGGCTCCAGTGCGGGAGCAGGTGCCGGCGAATTTGGCTCTCATAAGTTTTTGCATGGTTTAAGCTTTCATTATTTCTATGCGTTTACGATAACCGGCGGCGTGATCTTGTATCACAATGTCTCGGGCGGCTTTGGTGGTGCCGGCGCACAATTGGCAATTGGCGCAGGTGGTTTTTTTGCCGGCTTCTGAACTGGCGGGGCAAATCGTTTCGGCGGCTTGTCGGTCATTGCCCACCGATACCCGAAAGGCTCTCATTCCGTTTAGGTTTGCCAAAGCGGCTTCGTCTAGGTTGTCGGCGGAGGCCATAACTAATTTTTTCCACCGGTCAACATCAAAACCGGTGCGTTTCCATTGGTGGGTGTAACCGGTGTGTCCGGCGGCTTCTTTTATGATTTCTTCCCATATGGCCACCGGTGCGGCGGCGGGGTCTCCGTAGGTGCCTAATCGGACAATGCGACCGGCTAGGGCGGCTTTAATTTGTTCCGGTGTGGCTTTGGTATATCGTCCCCTTTTGTAAGCTTTAAAGACCTGCAAGGGGGCGTGACCCTTGTTAACGTAGCATGGCGGTTCACCGGTAACCTTTGCGGCTTTGGGGCGGTGCCGGCATGCGCCACAGATCCCAAAATCCTGACCGGTTCGGGCGGCGGTCACTGGGTCAATGTCCGACCGGATAATGAAGGTTTGCACCATATTTCCGGTTTTTGCGTTTGCGCTATTTTTAAGGGCGGTCACGATAACGACAATCGGGCTCTTATCAATTAAGCTTTTGCCCTCGTATGCGATAAATCCTAAGGGGCTCATTATTTTTTCTCCAATAAAAATTGTTTGAGGGCGGGCACCGTTTTACCGGTAAAGCGGGATAAATCGGCGAGGGTCAAATTAGGGTTGTTATCGTAAAAAGCGGCGATGGACTGGCGAGCGGCGGCGGTCGGTTCGTAAGCTTTTAAAAGCCTGATAAAGCTATCCGAATTTGTATGCACCGAATAATCGATGTCTACTTTCCAACCGGCTCGGGCGGCGGCTCTTATGTATCGGGTCATATCACAATCTTCCTCTAGATAAACCTTCGACCCTTTCTCATAAGAAAACCGGCTTATATCGTCTTCAATCCCGAGGGCTATCAGGTCGGCTCGTTTTATTTCAAGCCAACCATGGGAGGGGTCATTGTGTAGGGTGAGGTTTCGGGTTTTCATAATTTGAAGCTTTCTTTGTGTTCGTTGATTTCATACCCCAAAGCCTGAATCAGGCGGAGGGCTTCGAGGGTGAGGGTTTTAGTGCCGGCAATTCGGGCGAATGCTTGGGCGGTTTCATCCTTTGGGTAAATTACCCGATTGCCGTATATGGTCTTAACCTGTATCGTGATTTTCATGATGTGACCTTTCGGGCTGATAGGCGGATTTTGTAGAAGGGTGCGCCGGTGGTGGTGTGGGCGGTGATTAACTGGCGGCTTGCGTTTAGTTTGTTGGCGATGGTTTCCCAGTCGGTCGAAGTGCGTTGCTCTTGAATGACGGCGGCTCTATGGGTGGTTCCATCTACGGCGGCATGGCCGGCGGCAATCAATACGGCCTTGAATGTATCTTCTCGGGCTTTCAATTCGGCTATTTGGGCTCGAATATCGGCGAGGGTATCAACGGCATATGTGAGGTCGTCCGGTGTGAAAATTTCGGCGTTGATCATTTGGTTTAAGTCTCTGAGGGAGGTCATGGTTTAGGCTCTTTCAAGTTGTTTAATTACGGCGGTTTTTAATTCGTGGGTGTCGATCATTTGATCCAGTCCCAAAACATGGGCGGCGGCATGGGCGGCATTGTTTGGGGACAATCCGTTTTGCTTTGCTAAAAAGCGGGCGACATTCACCCAAGCGGTGATTGTGTGAAGTGATTTCGGAAGGTTCTTCATGGCGGGCTCTCAATTGGTTTTAGTTGATTCATGGCGGGTCATTCCGTAGGCAATCCATAAACTGTAGAGGGTGCTAATGGATAGGCCTTCAGACCATAGAACGTAATGAAACCCGAAATGCTTCAAGTTATCTTTGATGCTGAAAATATTAGATTGCATGGTTTATTTCCCTTTGATTGGTTTAATGGTTAGCCCCTTTGGCCTTCCATGGGTAACACTCTGACAGAGTAAAAAGGGCTTGTCAGTCACATAGGTGACAGGTTGCAGCATAGGTGCATCATTCAATTTTTAGGGGTAAAAACCGGCGCGCATACCATATAAACCGGCGCCAGGTTGTCACATTGGTGACAGTTCTGTGTTTGTTCTGTATGATGGGCGGCATTCAATAAAGCGGAGCGGAACAGTATGAAAAGGGCTCAGGTAAGGGAAGCATTAGAGCAAGTGCCAATAGATCAAATACTTGGTGTGAAGGGAAAGCTAACACACAAGCAAAAAACCTTTGCCCGTTTGGTAGCGCAAGGTGAGACGGGTGCCAATAGTTACCGCAAGGCCTACGACGTGACCACTAAAAGAGCGAAGACCGCCGGCAATGCCGCAAGTGATCTCAAAAAGCATTCGGGCATAGCTCGGGAGATAGAGGCTATCCGACTGGCTGAAAGTGCTCGGGCATATCATACCCCCGAACACTTGAGAAGCCTCGTCATTCATTCCCTCGTCAAGGTGATCACAGACCCCGAGAGTAAAGCCGGACAGATTACGGCGGCGGCTAAAGTACTTGGCACCGTAACCGAAGTGGCGGCATTCACTGAGCGCAAAGAGATCACCACAATCACCAGTAGCACCGAAGCACGCACACAATTGCTAGACAAGCTCCGCACTCTAGTGCATGGCACTGTAACGGATGTCACTGTAAAAGATGCCGACTCTCTGTTGGCTGAGCTTGACCCTCCCCCGTTGGCGATCGTCCAGGCTGCCGAGGGCGACCCCCTACCCCCCGATTTGCCAAGTAGGAGTCCCCCCTCTGACGTACATAGTATTCCACACGAAGGATTCCTAGAAAATCCGGATTCTGATCCACAGGAAGACCCCCCGTCACCTTTTGAAACAAAATAGGGGTGGGGTATATATATTTTCAAAAACTAAGGGTAAACCCACCCCAATGGTAAGCGTTACCATTGCTTAAAAAATAGGCAGTATATGGACATTGTTATAAATCGAGACATGATAAGACGGCGGGAGATGAGTTATGAAGAGTGTATGGAGAAGAGTATGAGTCCGGTGCAGAAAGATGTATTTATCATTGTGGATGAGTGGTGGAAGAAGTACGGGTGTTCCCCGACTCTGCGTCAGATTGCGGATGTGCGTGGAAAAACAGGGATTGGGAATACAAAAGATATTGTGGATAGATTGGTTAAGTTGGGTGTAGTTAAGAGGGTGGCTGGCAGGAGGAGTATTCGTCCTGTGTACATTAACTTTAGGGATATAGAGTAATGGATGACTTAGATAAGCTGTTAGATAAACTAGACCCGGCTTTGTACGATAAGTTATTGGATGAGGTAAAGGTTTATCAAGCAGCGGTTGAGAGAGAAAAAGCTCAGGTTAGCTTCATGGAGTACGTGAGAATGATGTGGCCGGGCTTTGTGCATGGGAGACACCACGCCCTGATGGCTAAGAAATTCGAAGCTATCGCTAAAGGAGAGATGAAGCGGGTGATTATTAACATGCCGCCGAGACATACTAAGTCTGAGTTTGCGTCGTACTTGTTACCTAGCTGGTTT